ACATCAACGGCACAGCAATGGTCTGGGTCACAGTTACCATGTTTGACAAGCCAATGACTTGCCAGTTGCCCGTTATGGATCACCGCAACAAAGCCATCCTAAACCCTGATGCCTTTCAGGTCAACACCGCAATCATGCGTTGCATGACCAAAGCACTTAGCTTGCACGGCCTCGGTCTATACATCTATAACGGTGACGATCTCCCGTCTTTTATAGAGCCTGAGTCAACCATTGAGGCTGACACCATGATTCACTTGTTCTTGGCCATCGACAATGCCACTACACAAGACGAACTCAAGATTGCCTACAAAGTCGCTTATGCGGCCTGTGATGGTGACAAAGCCTGGCAAATGAAAGTTATCGCTGCCAAAGACAAAGCCAAGGCAAAACTTTAATGTGGCGCAAAAGGGAAATTATGATCCATACAGATGAAGATGATGAGTTTGAGCGCATCGAGCGTGAGAACAAAATCAAAGGGCAGCCTTATCACTATGCCCCACAACGCACATGGGTAGGGCTTACAGATGATGAGATTTGGGAAGTCTATAAAAAATATGATTCCATGCAATATATGGCGTTTTCAAAAGCAATTGAAGCCAAGCTCAAGGAGAAGAACACATGAGCAAAATAAACAAAGGCTTATTAACAAGCAACACAGATTTGTGGGCGACACCACAAGATTTTTTTGACCAACAAAATGCTTTGCATGGTCCGTTTACGTTAGATGTTTGTGCAGACGCTGAAAATGCAAAATGCGTTACATACTTTGACAAAGAAGCTGATGGGCTTAAACAAGTGTGGACTGGCAAGTGCTGGATGAACCCACCTTATGGGCGTGAAATTGGTAAATGGATGAAAAAAGCGTATGAGTCTGCGGGTAATGGAACCATAGTTGTTTGCTTAGTTCCTGCAAGAACTGACACGAGATGGTGGCATGACTACGCCATTAAAGGGCAAATCACTTTTATCAAAGGCCGATTAAAGTTTGGCGGCTCAAAAAATTCTGCACCATTTCCGTCTGCTGTTGTGATATTTAGTTGAAGCCAAGCTCAAGGAGAAGAACACATGATTATCAAACGTGCAATAGCCGTAGAAAGCTTGACTAAGGTTTGCGAGGAAAGTTTAAACCTAATCAAACAATTGATTGACGCTGACAACGAAGTTTATGGCAAAGGCTTTGAGGATGGCATGGCGGCACAGGCGAAAGTTCATCAAACCCTCAAACCTTTGGCAAATCTGACAGATGAAGAAATCATGCAAATCATGGAAATCGGTTTAGGGGTGCGAGACACCATCGACACCGCCCTTGAAAAATTAATGGAGAAAAACCAATGATTGAACTTATGGAACAAGGATCGGATGCTTGGTTTAACATCCGCATCGGCAAAGTTACCGCTAGTCGTGTTGCTGATGTGCTTGCCAAGACTAAGACAGGCTACTCAACTACCCGTGATAACTACATGGCGCAATTAGTCTGTGAACGCTTAACAGGCCAAAAAGGTGAGAGTTTTACAAACGCTGCCATCCAACATGGAATTGAGACTGAGGCGTATGCAAGAGCCGCCTACGAAGCCCGTTATGACGTTTTAGTCGATGAGGTAGGGTTTGTATCCCATCCCACCATAGAAATGTCTGGTGCGTCTCCTGATGGCCTTGTTGGGGAAGATGGCTTGATTGAGATCAAATGCCCCAATACTGCGACACATATTGAGACTTTATTGTCTGAGAGTGTGCCGAATAAATACTACACCCAGATGCAGTTTCAGATAGCTTGCACGGGTCGCAAATATTGTGACTTCGTTAGCTTCGATAATAGACTGCCTACCGAACTTCAGATGTTTGTAAAACGTGTCCCAAGGGATGAGATGTATATCAAACTGATTGAAGATGAAATCGTCAAATTCCTTGCTGAACTTGATACCAAAATTGCTCAACTAATGAAAGTAAAAAATGTCTAAAGTCTACGAAATCACCATTGTTTCAGGTAAATACACCAACAAAGATGGCCAAGAGAAATCCCGCTATCAAACTATCGGCTCAGTCATTGAGACTAAAAACGGCCTGATGCTTAAACTTGACAGCATCCCTCTGCCTGATGGCGGTTGGAATGGTTGGGCATATATGAACACCCCAAAGCCTAGAGAAGAATTCAAAGGCTTACCCATTGATGACGCACCATTCTGAGGAAAAGTCATGGACTATGTGAAATTTTTTGACAGAATATTTCCTGAATTCCCACGGGTTAGGGCAACCGACCCCGTGACTTCTTATGAAGCAGCAGACTCAATCAAGGAAATAGCTAATCAACACCACATAATCATCTTGGAGTGCTTGCAAAAGCATGGGCCGTTGGGCAAAGATGGCATCTCATCCCGCACCGATCTTGACGGCAATCAGGTGGCCAGGCGGCTTAACGAGATGAAAGTGCTTGGGCTTATCACTTTAACGGGTGAAAAAGTGACATCCAATTCAGGGCGAAATGAACGCGAATGGCAAGCAATTGTCACAAATTGAGCATAGTATTTGATTGCAACAATCGGTTGCGTTAACGGGGAATACCATGAAATTTGAAATTACTTTTGGCTGGCTTGATTCAGAAAAAATCACTGTAGAGACTAATGATTTTGAGAAAATTCAGATTATTCAGGAATTTATTGAATTCCAAGAGGAGCATGAATGGGCGGTTGACTATGAAGCTATTGACAGCCTTGAGATTGAATTTGAAGAAGATACCGAAGAAGAAGAAGCTGCGGAGTAATTAAGTGGGGCTTACTTAGCTAACAGGTAAAGCCCCACATTTCCTATTGCATAACCGCCATATACAACTGCCATAGCAGGGTTTCCTTTAAACAATTGCTCAATAGCAATATAGGCATAAATTGCCCCCACAAGGGCGATTAACCAAGCACTCATACTGTTTTATTCTTTATTGTCCCTGTGAGGGCTAAAACTGACTTACGTCAATTACTTCACCCCTGAACTGAATGTAGTCTTCAGTTGGCGAAAAAGCATGAACTAATTCGGGCCACAACAGTTCACCATTAAAAAAGGTCAGCACCGCAAAGCCTGACCTATGATTGTTTGGATTTAACTCAGCATATGTAAACTGAGGGCCATCGGGTTCTGCTAATGTGCCCGTGTCAACGCCATACCTCACGCCATTATAGTCATTAAAAGGCGTGGTTTTTAAGGAATGTAAGTGCCCACTAACAACTGACACCCCAGCTTGGACGGTGTTGTTATGGGTGGCATGAATTCCCCCCTTATATCGGTGTTTGACAATCACCTTTGACGTTGGCCAACAAGCCCAGCAGAACTCCCAATCAGGGATGTGGTCAGTTATCTTAAAGCCTAAAACGTCTTTGTATTGCGGTGCGTGTTGAGCAAGTCGATTAGCAAACCTTGCGTCATGGTTGCCCCATGTATGGATCAGTTTGACGTTGTGGCGCTCGGCTTTGGCGGCTTCCTCAATCTCACCTAAAGCGCCCTGACAAGCCTTTAATTCTTGTAAAACAGTTGTAGCGGGTTGGTCAGTTGGATCATGGCGACTAATGGCTGCGCCGTCAAAACTGTCTCCATTTGCGATGACCGCTTTAGGGGATAGTGTCTCAATAGCCCACAGAAGCCCTTTAAAAGCCGTTGATCGTTGACCAGGTATAAAGTGGGCATCAGAAAAAACAATGACTGTCCCATCAAGTATCCCAAGATCAATCTGTCTTAATGGGGAAAATGATTTTTGTCTCTCATCGTACAAAGCGCCTCGATGGTCTGCTGCGGGCAAAACACCATGCTCTTTTTCCATCCTTCGCCTACGATAAGCAACGGCTCGATCAGTAACGCATAAAATTTTGGCAATCTTTGACGTTGATTGGTACTGATCCCAAAGTTTAAGGAATTCCTCATCTGAGCAAGCGGTTAGCCCGTTAGTTGAAACCATCGGAATCCTTTAGGAGCAATTGCTCAAGTCGATTTATTATGCGATGTTCTTGCTTTTCTATTTCTTCTTCTGATGTTTTTACGTCTTGTGCTGCCGCCATTAAATCGTGCAAAAATACATGAAGCACCTCATGTAATGCTGTGGCATCTAAAATCTCATCTGTGATCTTTTCGCCAAAGTCGCCAAGCCTGTACGTTGCAAGCCTAGCACCCTCATTAAACTCAACAGAGGCCATTGCTTGCTTGGCGGGCTTCATGCCCTTTTCAATTCTCCAATCACCCAAGTGAAGAATTGACTGCCATTTCTTTACACAAAGTGCAAAAAATTCAGCATCTTGTGATGTTGGAATATTTGACATTACAACACCTTATATAAAGTTTATGACGTTTTTATTTAAACAAACGGTCTAGTGCCTTGTTTATCAATAATAAGTGCTTGCTTACGGGGTTTTGCATCAGGGGTGTTTGGGATGCTCAGATGCGTCCAACGATCAAATTCTCTGATAACTTGATCGTAAGCCAGGCTTGATGCGATGACAGCCCGCACCACTTGGTCAGGCGTTAATTCAGGAACTCGGATGTCCACAGCACAACCAATGCGATGCTGACTGCTATCTTTAGAACCCACAGCATCGTTGACTTGCTTGCTGCGAAAAGCAGAGTTAACCATAATTGGTCGCCAGCCCAAGGTCTGTTTGACTTCCTCAAGGAACTCTGCGAGGCGTTTGAGGTTTTCCAGTTCTGCATCATTTGGCGTATTATCATATTCACGGTGGTCGGTGTGGGTCAGTTCTTCAAGAGAAAAATGTTCAGTTAACTTCACTTTTTCACCCTATCTGTAATTTTCTCAAGTGTTCTGCCGCCAAAATAGAACGACATCACAAGCATCCCCCATTGACCAAGTAGCTCAACATAAGCGCCACGGGTTTCGTACTCAAAAATTGAGGCGATGGCAAAGCCTGAATATGCGATTAAAAGGAATATAAGGGTCATAGGGCGAATATTCTTGGACAACCAAGAGTCAGATGCCATATCAGCCTGAACACGCTGTGTAAGGTTGTTTTGCTCAGTCTTGTATAACTCAGTCTCGTTAGCCATTTTTGCCAACTCACCATCTTGAGCCATCTTAGCCAAGTCCATTTGCGCTTTGGCTTTGGCTTCAGGATCAGGAATTAGCTTGTCAATGAGCTTGCCGCCAATGTTTAAAAGTGAATCTAGTCCGATCATTGTTCATCCGATTTGTCAAAAGTTTGTGAAAGTTTAATACCCGCCAACAAGCCAATAAAACCGCCTGTGATTGTCTGTAAGACTGGCGTAATTTCTTTAAATATTTCAGAGTTGTCCACGTCAACTGAATACAAGCCCATCAACAATGCAAAGATAATGCCAAGCATGACAAGGCAAAGGGTTGCAGTAACCATCAAGGTCACAGAAAAGGTTAGTTTTTCTCTTAGATCGCTCATTTTGTCCTCACACAAATATTGCAAAACGTCGGTGATTGTTGATATTTTCTAACGAAATCGTATTCTCACTAGCTCTTTTGTTGTAAAGCTCAACATCTAATTCTTGGGTTTTGATGGCTTGTTTTTTACATTCCACGGCTTCTTTATATTGCTCTAGCTTCTTTTCCATCGCCTTGTCAAAAGCCACCATCCTTGCGTTATAGGTTGGCTGAACCATCGGATACCATTTGTTCAGGGTTATCATTTCTTTTCCCTCTCAACAGCTTTAGCATAGTAAAACAAAACTTTGCTTCTTAATTCCCCACTATCTGCCGTCCCCGCCCATGCCGCAAGATTATTCCAAATGCCCGCTAGTTGCTCAGATGAGCAGTTATCACCATTTGCGGTGAGCCAATCCGACAATCTTTGATGCCTCTCCAACGGGTTTCCCAACCAAGTCAGAGCGTAAAAGTCTGAAATTGTGCAAGGCGCTTTGGCACTTACAAAGAAAACTAAAAATAGAATTAAAACAATAAGCCATTTCACATGACCTACTTTTTGATCCAGGTCTGCCAAGCAGCACCCGCAGCCATCACCAAACCGCCAATCCACAAAATAGGTTTAGCGGCTGAAGCAACCCACCCAAGCACTTTAAAAGCCCCTTGAAGCGCATCAAACGCCTCTACAAGCCCTTTAGTGTTCTTGTCTATGCTATCTACCTTACTTTCGACTTCAATGAGCCTGTCGTAGATTTGCTTGTGGGTCACTTCATCCATGATTACTCCACGTCTTTAGGAAGTTGTGCTTCGGCTTGCTCTTTAATTTTGACTAACAATGGCCACACACCACTAGATGATGGCAATTGACCAAGAGCTTGCAAAATGAATTGCACTTCATTGACTTCTAATTCGAGTTTCATGCTTGACCCCAAGGTGTACCAGTTGCCTTAACAGGATTCTTCAGCAAAGCAATCTGAGCCGCCAATGAAGCCTCTGTTGCTGATTTGTCTACAGCGTTCCACACCCATTCCAAAACAATTTCTTCTGTCAGGTTTGCGTAGGGTACGGCAGGAGTGCCTTCAGGCCATGAGACTGTTGCGTAGGCAGAGGCAGAGTGTTCTCCATCTACTGCTGTTGCTGTCCAATGGGCTGTTGTGACAAAGCCTGTAGCTACGTCACGATCAAGGGTTGAGATTTTCCAAGTGGTAGACATGATTTTCCTTTAAGCTACTTTAACGATAATTCTGGCACGACCATCAGCCTCAATAGCGATGACTTTGCCAACAGAAAATTGATATTGTTCAAAAGTTGGATTGCTTACTGCCTGACCTTTGATTGCACCATTGTCGTTTATAGGGATGATGTATTGACCCGCAGATGCACCAATCACATTAACTGGAACTTGTCCTGCAAAAGCAATCCGATCAACAGTTTGACGGGCGGCTTCTAACTCATCACCCTCAATGTCGCCACCCCATGTGTCACCACCAACATAAGATGGG